GCGACTTTGGCGACGTTCGTCGGGTTCGCGAACCCGAGCAACGCCAACCTGCCCCTGGCAGTGGTCGACAGCAACAACACCTGGAGCATGTATGGCAAGGAAGTCCTCGAGTCGGACTCCGCGCCAGCTCTCGGCGCTGGCCTTTACAGCGTCGGTTTCGGGGACATCAAGCAGGCGTACGCGGTCGGCATCCATCGCCAGACCAGTATCCTCAGAGACCCCTATACTTGCCCTCCCTACATTAGGTTCTACAGTCTGGCTCGCCTCGGCGGCACGGCTTGGAACTACCAGGCCTTCCAGTTGATGCGCTGTGCCACAGTGTGATTGGTAGTTCCACGAAAGGCCCAAAGGGGTCGCCTTCGGGCGGCCCCTTTCTGTCCCCCAAACGTGATAGTGTGGACGAAAGAAAGCGGCCCCGCGACGCGCAAACGCCCGGGGCCATGGCCGAACCTAGATGGAGGTCCGACGTGTCTGATTCTACACTGTCTCCCGCCACGAAGCGCTGCACGCAGTGTGGACGCGACTTCCCCGTATCGGCCGAGTTCTTCTACCGCCGCGCGGCCATGTCGAATGGTCTTCGATCTGAATGCAAGCGCTGCTCAAACTCCTACGAGCCGGCTTACCGGGTCACGCATCGGGCTGAGGCGAGGGCCAGGTCTGCGGAGTGGTACACAGCTCACCCTGGGAAAGTAGCGGCCAGAGCAGCAGCCTGGAACAAGAAGCACCCCGGCCGAAGGGGCGAAATCACAAGGCTTTACTACCATCGTCACCCTGACCGGGTCGCCGAGACCAACACACACTGGCGCACCGGGCATCCAGATAATGTGCGTGCATCATGGCAAAGACGGCGCGCTCGCGTCATCGGCGCTGCCGGCACTCACAGCGCTGCCGATATTGCCGCGCAGAGAACAAGACAGCGGGGCCGCTGCTACTGGTGCGGAGAGAAGGTCGGCCGTCACTACCACGTCGACCACGTCTTCCCCGTCAGCAAGGATGGCAGTGACGGCCCCGAGAACCTCGTGATCGCCTGCGCTGCCTGCAACCTCGCGAAGGGCGACAAACTCCCCCAAGACTGGTCCGGCTCCGGTGGTCGCCTCTGCTGACCCTCTGGTGACCCCTCCGCCAGACTGAGCAGTGGCTTAACGGACTTCACAGAGAGGGAGCAGCCATGAAGGTCACGTTCACCTGCCAGACGTGCGGAAGCCCAGTGGAATACGACCTTGTCTCCACGGAGACTCACGACCTGCGGCGATATGGCGTCCAGCACTACGTGTGTGTGCAGCTGTGTCCGATGTGTGACCCTCCGGTGACGCCATCGCCACGCTAGCCCCATGACCATCCTCGTCGCCTGTCCGGTCTATCGCGGCAAGTCCTACGCCCTCGAGTCCTACCTGAACGCCTACTGCGCCTTCAGCCACCCTGCCGACCACCGGCTGTTTATGGTCGACAACACCCGCGGCACGCTCTCCTACACCCACAAGCTCCGCGCCCTCGGCATCGAGACCGAGCACATCGAGCCCATGCCGGCCTTCTGGAACACCATGGAGATCTGCTGGAAGGCGATCGCCGAGCGCGCTCACGACCTCGCCTGTGAGTACATCGCCTCGATCGAGGCCGACGTCATATGCCCGCCCGAGACGCTCGACGTCCTTCTAGCAGGAGACGACGGTCGTGGCCTGGTTGCCGCCGCCGTGCCCCAGGCCGACCAGTTCCACTTCCCCGGCTGGGGGCCGTGCTGCACGCTGGTGCGCACCAACTTGCTCTACGACACCCGCTACCTCTGGTCGCAGCACATGGAGCTCGTGATCGACTCCGAGACGGCCGGCGTGCGCCTACCCGCCGGCTTGCTCGCCATCGAACACCTGCACGACCCCGACGAGATCCCCTGGCAGCAATTCGAGAGCCTGATCTACGTGCCCGACTCTGGGTGACGCCTGCGCCATGATGACCCCTAGAAGACCACTGACGTCGTCTAGGAGGCCACCGTGGGAATCTTCAAGTCCATCGACGAGTGCCACTTCGTGTCGGCGCTCGACTACGTCTCAGGGACGGCGACCCGGTACGGCGCCATCCTCGACATGGCCGGCTTCGCCGGTGTGATCATGATAGTCAAGTTCGCGGCGATCGCCGCCAGCGCCGTCGTCGGCGTCAAGGCGCAGTCCGACACCGCAGTAGGCGGCGGCACCATGGCGGACCTGTTGGCCAGCGGCATGGTGCCGGCGGCCGATGACGACAACCAGATCTTCGTGATCGACCTCTACCAGCCGGTCAAGCGCTACGTGCGCGTGGCGGTCACCAAAGACGCCGCCAACGCCTGCGCAGAGGACGCCATCTATATGCAGTACGGCGCCCAGCAGCGCCCGACGACCGTCACCGTGGCCGATCTGGTCACCTACAAGCGCCTCATGAGCCCGATCGACGGCACGGCATGATGGTCCGGATCCGGTTCACCTCAACGAGCTGCGTGCAGTCCCTGGACGTGGCGGGCGCGGTTGTCTCCTGGCACGGCGAGACCGGCGAGATCCGGGAAGTGCCCGACGAGATCGCCGTCGCCATGATTGCCGGCGGCTGGGCCGAGGAAGTCATACAGTCTGTTTCGGAAGCTGCTTCGCGCCTGTCCGAGGAGAAGGCCAACAACGAGGAGGCCTCCGAAGCCGGCCGCGTCCTGGCGGCGGCCCAAAAGAAGGAACCGGCCAAGCCGGCCGCTCCGGTCCACCGCAGGGCCAAGCGCCGCTAGGTCGTGGACCGCCTGCGTCTCAAGACGGCGGGCACCTACCCGCTCAGCGTCGCCACGATCGACGAGGACGGCAACGCCCTGACAGTCACAGACCCGGCGATCGCCATCACGGATGGCGCTGGCACGGCGGTCACTGCCGCCGGCAGCCCCACGGCGACCGCCGGGGCCATGACCTACGCCCTGGCCGTTGGCACGCTGCCGCTCGACACCTACACGGCCACCTGGACCGGCACCGTCGCGACCGTCGCTCAGAGCTGGAGGACCGCCTTCGAACTCTGCGGCGGCTACCTGTTCGAGCTGGCCGATCTGCGCGCCTTCGACCCGGCCTTCGCCGACACCGCCAAGTACCCGGCCACCCTCGTGCGCTCCGCGCGCACCGCCGCCGAGCAGCGCTTCGAGCGCGCTGCCCAGATTGCCTGCGTACCGCGCGCCAAACGCCTCACGGCCGTGGGCAACGGCACCTTCCGTTTGAAGACTGGCCTCTCGGCGCTACGTCGTGTTGTCTCCCTCTCGGTGGACGGCACTGCCCTGACCTCTGACGAACTCGCGGACCTGGTGCCGCGTGAGTGGGGTGCCATTGACTGCTCCCACCACGCATCCTGGGAACGCAACCACTGGCGTCGTCACGCCGCCATCGACGTCTGGTGTGAGCACGGCCTCGACTACCCCGACGAGCCGGTCTCGCAGGCCGTCATGCTGCTCTGCCGCGACTTCCTGATCCGCTCGCCGTTGTCCAGCCGCGCCACGGTCGAGCAATCGGACGTCGGCTTCTTCCGCCTCTCCATCGCCGGCAAGGATCGCCCCACCGGTATCCCCGAGGTCGACGAAGTGATCGCCGAGCTCAACGGCAGACGACCGAAGGTAGGCTGATGAACGTCGTCACCGCCATCAGCCCGACGAGAGAGGTGCGGGGATGACCGTCATCCGTACCAATCTGCTGACCGACCCGAGTTGCGAACTCGACACCGACCTCGATGGTCTAGCCGACGGTTGGGCGATAAATCAGAATGTCACAGGCACGCCGACCTATTCGCTGGCTCCTGGCCGCCTCAAGGGACTCGCCCAGCGCGTCCAGTACAGCGGCGTGGCCGATGATTCGTCCAAGCACCTCATCCTCAGCGCCGACACCCTAGCCGCGAGTTCCGCTCCCGATGACCCCTGTGTGGGCAGCTACTACATCCATGGCTCGGCGGTTGGCGTCGCTGTGATCCTGGTTGTCGGTGCCTATGATAGTTCCGAGAATCTTCTCGGCTACCAAGGCAGTGACCCGCTGACGGTTACGAGCATTTGGCAGCGCGTTGATGTCAGCTACCCATCCCCCCTTCTGCCAGCCGAAACCGACCACGTACAAGTGTGCCTGCAAATCACCGGAATCGACTCAGGAGACACAATCGACCTCACCATCGACGATGCGCTGGCTGAGAAGACAGCAACGTTACTGGACTATTTCGACGGTGATACCACGCTACTCACTGACTACGACTGCGCCTGGACTGGCAACCCGGAGGCTTCTCCTTCAACCGCAACCAGTCCACGTTCGGCAGCCGGCATCACCTGGGCCGACGGGAAGTGGACGCGGCAAGGCGTCATGGTCTCCTACCCGACCGGCACTGTGTCAGAGATCACCGTTATCGCAGACGACGACGGTGTCTGGAAGATGTGGTACACACACGACGGCTACATCTGTCTCGCTACGGCTCCCGCACACTCCGGCCCCTGGACGCCATACGCGGGGAACCCCGTGGTCGGCCCCATCGGCGGCTACGGCGTCGGGGGCGCCTACGTCAAGAAAGTCGACGCGACCTACCACATGTGGGTGGGCATCCAGACGACTCCTACCAACAAGGCGCATTTCACATCGACCAACGGCATCGCCTGGACCTTGGCGGACTCTAACTACCTCCTGCCTGGGGAATCCGGGACATTCGACGATGGCGGCGGAGCGGCTAAAGGCGTCTGGTGGGACGACAACTACGGCACCTGGTGCATGCTTTACGAGGCTTACCAGCTCGGGACCGACTACTACACGGCCGGTCTGGCCATGGCGTCGGACATCGACGGCCCCTGGGAGAAGTACGTTGGGAGCCCGGTCCTGGGTGGCCCGACCCTCTGCTGCTCTCCACACGACGTTTTCCAGTTCCATGGGGGCTACTACATGTGGTTCCACGGAGGCGGCCTCCTGGCTCTGCCGACTGACGCTTGCCGCGCCTACGGCACGTCGCCGTATAACTGGACGGCCGATCCGACACCCGTCCTGGTCCGCGCCACCACGGACGAGGGAGTGGGGCTTCCGTACGGTCAGATCGCCGATACCTTCACGGTCCTCGACGGTGAGACGCTGTGTCTGTACTACTCTGCGTTCACTGATGGCCGGGAGCCCACCTCCTCCGTCATCAAGCTGGCGACGGCGCCGCTACTCGCCACCCTTGCTCGCACCATTCCCCTCACCTCCGGCGACGGCCAGAACTTCGCCATGACCGCCGGCGAGCACGTTGTATTGCAATACACCACGGCGGTGCCATTCGATGAGGTGGCGTCGGCCGCTCTGCTGTCATTCGGTGGCCCTGAGCCGCCCGCCATCACACTGACCTCCGGTTCGGCCGGCGTCGTGGTAACCGTCGAACTCGTCGCCGCCGACACGCTCCTGCGCCGCGGCGCCTGCACCTACCAGCTGTGGTTCTACGACTCAGCCGGCGACGGCGTCGTGGTGGCCAGCGGCAAGCTCACCATCCTGCCCGCGGCGCCTCAGACCTGATGCCAGATTTCCGCGTCATCGCCCCCGCTGTTCAGGCCGCTATCGGACTGGCGGTCGCCGCGGCTCTGCCGGCTGGCGTCGCCTGCTCGGTCGGCTACCCGGTCGGCGGCCTGGCAGACGAACAGGTCTGGGTCTCCGGCGACTTCGACGCCCAGACGACCTGGGAGGTCTCCGGGCAGCGCATGCGCGGCGAGACGGCACCGCTCGAAGTCCGCATCTCCGTGACGCAGTCCACAGAGGCCTTCGCCGATCCCCAGGCGCGCTGCCTGGAGCTCGAAGCCTGCGTCGAGGACGCCATCGCCGCCGACCCCACCCTGGACGGTCTGGTCGACGAGTGCTCGGTCACGGAGGTCAAGGGCCAGGAGGCCATCCCCTCAGAGACCAGCCGCGCCTACGGCGTCGTCGTGACCGTCACATACTCCGGCGCCGTGGCCGGGTGACGGCCAACCTACGATGAATCCATGAAGCGCACCTACATCGTCGCGCAACACTGCTGGGGCACCGGACCTTCCGGCGAGGAGTACGACCTCGACGCCGGCCCGTACGCTGTCTCCGACGAAAAGGAAACCGCGCTGCTCGATTCCCTCGTCCTGATCGACCGCGCTACTCTGGCGCCGGTCAAGAGCGCCAAGAGTTCCAAGAAGGAGGACTGACCATGGGCCTGCAGATCGGTAAGGACGTCCTGGGCGTCGCCAAGCAAACCGCCCTGGGCACGATCGCGGTCAACCCGGCCTATGCCCACGGCATGTCGTCCGACAAGTCGGCGGTCGCGCCCTCTGATGCCCCCGATCCCCTGACTAGCGCCTACCTGGCAGCGCAGGGCGCCTACCGCGACAAGATCGACACCACAATCGACATCGAGACGCGCATGTGGCAGAAGTCGGTCGGTCTCTATCTGCTGGCCGCACTGGGGGCCGACAGTGTCTCCGGTACGGGCACCTTTACCCACATCTTCACGCTGGCCAGTTCGCTCCCGTATCTCTCGTTCTTCGGCAAGAAGGGCGACGGCTCGATCATCGGTATGCGCGACTCCAAGATCGACGGGATCAACATCAAGTGGACCGGCAACGGCGCGATTGCCTTCTCCGTCAAGGCGATCTGCGGCACCTTCAGCTTCCCGGCGACCTTCGCGCCGACGGCGACCGACGAGTCTGACACGACCGCCTACTACACGCCGGTCGGTGGCACCTTCAAGTATGACCTTACGACCGGGACCCCAGTCCTGGCCTCCATTATCGACGCCGAAGTCGATATCCAACGCAACAGCGCCTCCGTTATGTACTCGGGTGCAATCGAGGCAGGCGACGTGCAGGAGGGCGGCTGCGACATCACTGTCTCGCTTACCGTTCTGCCCGCGGACCTGACACTGTGGCGCAAGATAGTGACAGGTTCGACTACCGGGACCAGCCTGCTAACGACACCGCAGTACGGCTCGGCTGAACTGAACTTCAACGCGAGCCCGGACTCGCTCAAGCTGCAGTTCCCCAGGGTCGAGTTCCTCTCCGACATGCCCAACGCCGACCCCAAGGGCGGTGCGGCACAGAGCCAGCTCGTCGGGACGGCATACCGCTCGGGCGCCACCTCGCCGATCACGGCCACCCTGGTCAACACCGTCGCGACCTACTGAGGAGGGGCCGATGCTCCAGAAGGTCTTCGTTCGCTACTTAGACGAAAGCGCCCTTTCGGAGTGGGTGGCCATTCACCCGGGCGACGACATGCGGGCCACCCGTGCCATCGACAAGGAGCCCGACTCGGTCAAGAACGACCCGAGCGGCGGCGCGCAGCTCTCCTACCGTGCCTTCTTTGCCTGCCGCCGGCTGGGCCACGTGCCACCCGATACGAACTTCGACGCCTGGAACGACACCGTGGCCGATCTCGAGCCGCTCATCACCGACGACAACGTTGAGGCTGCGCTGGGCGCCGGCCTCATCGACGAGCGCCAAGCGGACTTCATGCGCGCGACCAAAGCCCAGCAGGAGGCGCGCATGGCCACGGGGGAATCTCCAGCGCCGCGTTCCTGATAGCGGACGCGGCGCTCGGGGCTGGGTTTGGACTTGACCTCGAGCACTGCGACGGCGAGGTCTTTGCGGCTGTCGTCGAGCGCCTCACGGAGAGAGCTCAAGAGGAAGAGCGGGAGACGCGGCGACAGAAGCTCTGGGACCGCCTGAAGGGACGGACGTGACGAATTATTCGGGCAAAGCGACTGGTGCCGGCGGGCGCGGCTTCTCGGCGGAGATCCGTGTCGAGGGTCTCGCGGAAACCATCGCCGCCCTGCGCCTCGTCGAACCCGAAGCCCTCAAGGTCCTGAAGTCGACCATGCGCAAGGCCGGCCTACGAGTTGCCGCCAACGCTCACGGACGTTTCGCCGCCACCGGGCATCCCGGCGGCGTCTACAAAGTGGAGCAAAAGCTTTCGAGCCGCACGAAGCCCGGCCTGCGCGTCTTCGCCACCGACTACAACGCCGCCGTCTTCGAGTTCGCCGGCACCCGGATGGCGGCCAAGGGTGGCAAAGGCCCGATCACTCCGCAGGGCGCCGCTATGGTGGCCTGGCTGCAACACTTCGCCAAGCCCGGGCGCTTCTTGTGGGGTGCCTGGGATGCGCAGGCACCTGTATTTGAAGCCGAGTTGAAGTCCGCCATGGCCACGGCTGAGCAGGGCCTACAGGCCAAACTCGATGCGGTCGGAGGGCTGTAATGGCTGTCGTCGTCCGTGTCTTCGGCGAGGCGAACATGGCCCAGGTCAACGCGGCCCAGGCGGACCTGAATAAGGTCAAGGCCGGGGTCGCCGGTCAGACCGGCGTCTGGAGCAAGTTCTCGAACGTCGTTTCGGGCGCCTGGGCGAAACTCGGCTCGGGTTTCGCAGCCCTGGAGGTCATCAAGTGGCTCAAGGGCTCGATCTCGGCGACGCAGCAGTACCAGTTAGTGCTGCAGCAACTCAAGACTTCCGTGATGGCGACCAACGGCGTGGTGAGCAAACACGCCGCGGCCCTGGCTGCTGTGCGCAAGGCCGCGATCTCGGTGAGGGCCGCCCAGCTCACCCTGGCGACCGCGACCGAGCGCGCAGCCAAGGCTGAGAAGGACCACGGCAAGGCATCGCTCGAGTACAAGACGGCCGCCTTCGCCGTGCAGCAAGCCGAACGCAACCTCTCGGCGGCCCAGAAGACGCACCGCCAAGATCTCGACGCCCTGCGTCACTCGGTCACGACCACCACGGTCAGCTGGGACTCCTACAGCAAGAAGATGCAGACCGTCGTGACGGCTGAGGGCAACATCGCGGCCTATACAAAGACCCAGCTCATGACCGCCCTCGCCACCCTGACACAGACCACCGGCAGTGCTGGCAAGGGCCTCAAGCTGCTGGGACTCTCTGCCGACCTGGCGCGCGCCAAGAACATGGATCTGACCAAGGCCGCGCAGCTCGTCGGCAAGGTCGCCATGGGCAACACGACGGTCTTGAAGCGTTACGGCATCGTGATGGACAAAGGCACGACCTCCACGCAGGCGCTCGGCATCCTGCAGAAGAAGTTCGGCGGCCAGGCCAAGATCTACGGAGACTCCTCTGCCGGTGCCACGGCGAAGCTCTCCAACGCCCTCCATGATCTTCAGGTCGCGGTCGGCAGCGCCCTGTTGCCGACCTTCAACAAGCTCATAAGCTACCTCATCCGTGGCCTCGGAGCATTCCAGAAGCTTCCCGGCCCGGTCAAGACTGCGGCGGTCGCGTTCGCCGCCCTGACCGTTTCCGGCGCCATCCTTGCCCCGTGGTTCAGGACGATCAGCTCGGTCGTCGGAGGCACGGCTGGACTCTTCGTCAAGGCCGCCGGCGGCATCTCGAACTTCGCCACCGGCCTCACCAACAGCACCGCCGCGGGAAGCGCCTTCGCCACGCCGATGATGAAACTCGGCGGCTTGGTGAGCACGGCGGCTTCGGCGATCGCCGGCCTGGTCGTCAGGGTCGTGACCGCAGGCGCCGCCTTCGTCGTCTCGACAGCCCAACTTGTTGCCCACACCGTGGCGACCGTCGCCTCGGCAGTCGCCACGGGCGCCGTAACCGTCGCCACGACTGCCTGGACAGTCGCTCAGTGGCTTCTCAACGTCGCCCTGGACGCCAACCCCATCGGCATCATCATCATCGCCATAGCGGCCTTTGTGGGGGCTCTCATCCTTGCCTGGCAGCACTGCGGGACCTTCCGCGCGATCGTGATCGGCGCCTGGAACGCCATCAAGGGCGCGACCATCACCGATTTCAACGCCGTGAAGGCCATCATCCTGGCAGTCTGGGGCGCGATCAAGACGGGCGCCTCGGCGGTGCGCAGTGTCGTGGTCGGCGCTTGGAACGGCATACGCAGCGGCGCTACAGCGGCCTTCGGCGCGGTGCGCAGTTTCGTAGTCGGCGTCTGGAACGGCATCAAGAACGCCGCCGTGACGGCGTTCAATGCCGTCGTGACCTTCGTCAGGGGCATCCCAAAGAAGATTACGAACGCGATCGGCAATCTCGGCACTATCCTGTACAACGCCGGGGTCAGCATCATCAGTGGCCTGCTCAAGGGCATCACGGACAAGTTCGAAGCCGTGAAGAACTTCGTGGGCGGCATAGCCAGTTGGATCAGCTCCCACAAGGGACCACTCTCCTACGACCTTGTCATGTTGCAGCCGGCTGGCCAAGCGATCATGCAGGGTCTCATCAACGGCATCGAGTCCCAGAAGTCTAGCCTCGTCAAGACGCTTGGTGGCATCAACGCGAGTATCGCGGTCGGCGGCGGGTACGGGTCGCCGGCCTTCGCGGGCATCGGTGGCGCCTCGTCTGGCGCAGGTGGTGCCGGCGTCTCAATCACGTTGGTCCAAAACATCGACGCACGTGGCAGTTCACTGTCGACCGCCGATATCAAAGGCGCGGCGAGCGACGGTGCCGCGCCTGCCCTCGAGCGACTGGCGCGCGAAGTCCGCATGGTCGTGAGGCACTGATGCCGCTCTACACCAAGCTCGTCGCCGCCCTGGCGCCGCCTGCGAGTCGAGGAGTCACCACCCTGATGCCGATCGGCACCAGTTCGATCATCACGGCGCTTTCCGACAGCTCCGACTCCACCTACGGACGCGAGGCCGCGGCCAACCGGCCGGCCGACTATCAGGTTGCCGCCTGGCCGACGCTGGCCGTCGGCGAGCGCATCGTCTCGATCGTGCCCTACGTGCGCTCGAAGTCGCCGGGCTCGTCGCTCGTCTCCATCGCGGTCGGCGGCCAACTCAACATCGGGAACCAAGGCGGGCCGACGAACCACTGGGCGCTCTACGAAGGGATATCACTGGCGCTGCCAGGTAGTTCGTCCACGATCGCCGATCACACGATTGCGCCCCAGATCGGGCAGTTTCTGAACCCTGCTCTGAATGCAGAATGGAGCAGCGTTCAGTACCTGCCGACGCTCACCTTCCGTGACGCGACCAGCGTCACCAACCGCGCCTACATCTATAAGGCCGGCGTCTACATCTACACCCTCAAGGCCGCCACCATCGCGGCGCCGAGCGCGCCGTCCGGGACTGTCACGACGACCCAACATCCCACCCTGACTGCTACGGCAAGCGCGATCGTCGAGTCCTGGCAGCTGATCGCCGACGGCACCGAGTTCCTCACCGGCGGCAGCGTCGAGATGAGCGTCTACCGCTATGACGACGTTGGCACCGCGACCTCACCGCCGGCGGGCACGAGTCCTGTCTGGTCGTCGCTGGTGCCGTTCGTGATCGACACCTACATTGACGGCACGACGCCCTCCACGCTGGCCGTCTCGCAGCAGATCACCGACGCCCTTGCGAACGATACCTATGTCCTCTACGTGCGCGTCAGCCGCGACCACCCGAGCGGACAGGACTCCTGGAGCGCCTACCAGAGCGCCCAGTGGGTCCAGAGCGTCACCGGGCCGAACGCGCCGAGCGTCACTCTGGCGCCGGACGACGACAGTCAGTCGATCGGGGTCTTCGTCACCGCCGCCTCACAGAGCGGCTACGACTCCACCACGGCCCAGGTGGACGTCCAGCGCCTCGTGGGCGGCCTCTGGCGCGAGGTGCGCGGCATGACGGGCGTCGGAGTGACGGTCGATGCGGCTACCTACCTGGGTGACGACCTCGAGTGCGATCGCGACGTCGACAACGTCTACCGGGTTCGCCTCACCATGCTCCTCACGGCCGACGGCACGCTGGGCGTCTCGACCTGGGGCCCGGCGGACGCGGGCGGCCCCGCCACGCAGCCCATCGGCTGGAATCTCAAGGCCGTCAACTTGCCCGCCTCGTCCTGGCTGGAGGTCGGCGTGCTGGTCGAGCCGCCAGAGTCCTCGCAGATGCAGGCCACCGTACTGGCGCCGCTGGATCGCGTGCTGCCGGTCGTGCTGCGTGGTGTGGCGGCCGGCGCATCCGGCTCGCTGGACTTCATCGCATCCGGCCAGGACGACCTGGACGCACTCGCCGCCCTGCTCGTCTACGGCGATCTCGTATACCTCGAGACCGCCTTCGGTGATGCGAAGTGGCTCGCCATCACCGACTGCTCCTGGAAGCGCCAAGGCACGGCCGACGCTCCGCGACGTACTGGCACCATCACCTACAGCGAGGTCGACTCCGGCCTGGCTACCTACCTGGTCTAAAGGAGAAGAAATGGCCAGCAACTGCCTTGTCTACTATGCCGGCCGCCTCGCCGCCGCCAACGCCGACGCGGCTGCGATGATGGCCGCCTGCAACAACGGCTACATTCGTTGCTACGACGGCGTCCAGCCTGCTTTGGACGGGTCGATCACCACGCAGAACCTGCTCTTGGTCCTGCGGTATGCAGCTACGGCCGCTGGAACGCCTGCCCTCGGGGTGGCCACCATTAACGCCCTGACCGGGGCAAACTGGACCGCTAACGGCACGCCGACGTTTGCCCTGTCGTTCAAGAGCGACGGCACGACCGTGGTCTGGTCCGGCACGTTCGGCATCGCCACGGGCGACTTCGATATCACGATCGACACTCTGCCTGGGGTCGCCGGTCAGCCGGTCGGCTCCGTCGGCGGCACTTACACCTCCAACTGGGCCCTCTGATGCCACACATCTCGCTGGCACTGTCGACCGGAATAGCGACGACTACCTTCGAGGTTGATTCCTACGGTGCCCACGGGGACGGCTCGACCGACGACTCGGCTCATATCCAGGCAGCCTACAACGCCGCCAAGGCAAACTCGGTCAACGGCGCTCACTCGACGGTCCACTTCACGTCCGGCAAGAACTATCGAGTCACTGCCGGCTGGAACCTCGACACGATTCGCACGAACGACTGGTACGGTCAGGCTGGCCCTACTTACCAACGCAAGGGCGTCATCGCCTTCTCAGGTTACGGGGCGACCATCTCCTACCCATCCAGCAATAGCCGCTTTGGGTTTCTCCAAGGACCGAACCCGACGGCGCAGTACGCCACCTACGGCAACCTCGTCATTGAGGGCCTGCTGATCGACAACAACAACCGCCAACCCGGGGGGGACTGCGGCAACATCCTGTGGATTCAGGGCAAGGGCAACGTCGATAACGTCACGGTCAAGGACGTCACGACAACCGACAACGTGGCCGACCGGGCGGCGGTCAACAGCCCGCGGTCCGTCAACGGCATCTACCTGCTCGGCAGTCAGGTCAGCCGCTCGCAGGCCCACTACGGCTACATCACCAACGTCGCCACGCAAGGCACAAACCTCATCCACGCACAGGGCAAAGGCATCATGATCGGCGACGATGCCGATACCTCGCTCGTGCCCTACGGCACCAACATGTACATGCTCGATAATCTAAACATCGACGGCGTCACGGTCGACAACCACAAGCACGCGGGCAGCAACATCATGCTGGGCGGCTCGGCGGTCGGCTATCGCTGCCAGGTGACCAACTGCGACGGTAGCCGCTCAGACGACGACGGTGTTGAGATCGACGCCTTCAACCAGGCGCTCGTGCAAAATTGCAGCTTCCATCGCGTGCGCCAAGCCATCTGCATTACATGGTTCTCGTACCCCTACCTGACCAGCCCGTCCTACTACACCGTCGACAACTGCCACTACTCGGGCGACTGCGGACCCTACTGGGCGCTCGGCACGACGCCGACCGCTGAGCCCGTCATGCGCTCGCCGATGATGCCCGAGCTCCTCACCGGCGGTAAGACGGCCCTCTACAACCGCCGCTGGGGCAACTTCACCATCTCCAACTGCGACGGCGTCTTCGGGGTCAGCAACCCCTACTCGAATCACCTGCCGTTCGTGCAACTGAACGGCCCCATGGACTCGGTCAACATCCATGACATCGCCATCACGGACGTCGGCGCGGGCGGCACGCTGCTGCACGTCGTACAGATGAGCCAGGCAGGCATCACCCTGCCGCTCAGCATCCACAATGTCACCTACCGCACCGCCAACAGCGGGGCCTATGCCCCACTGCCGCTCAGCAAGGCGTCTTTCAGCGGTGCCTACGCCCTCTCGACGGACATGGTGTAGGCTGTGACCGCCAACCTGCGCGGCATCGGTGCCCACACGACCGTCGCCAGCGGACCCGTCACGCCGCCGTTGCTGGCCACTCATGCCCTGCACGATCTCCTGTTTGTCCACTGCGCTTGCTACGGCGCGCAGACGCTCACGATCGACCAGGGCTACGTGTTGCTCGATAGTTACGTCGTCGGCAACGCCGCCGAGTACCTATTCTGGAAGTTCGACGGCGGATCCGAGGTTGCCCCGACCGTCAGTGGATCAGGTGCTGCCATCACGGCTACCGTCTTTGACGTCTACGGGCAGAGTCAAGCAGCGAGCCCGTGGGACGCGGCGTTCGGCCACCACAACAGCGGCACCGACACGACGGCCGAACTGGGCGCACTGACAACTCTGACCGACGGCGCCCTAGCGCTTGGCGTCATTGCTAGTGCCGCGGCTAACCACTGGGACCCGGCTGGCTGCTCTTACGGCAACCTGTCGGGTGGCCTGGTCAACAACTACGCCGTCAGCACCGGCACCAACAAGTGCTCGCAGGCGTTCATCTGCGGCAGGATGCCTACCGCTGGCTCGATCGGCACGCCGTACCACACCGAATCGACGCTGGGGCCGACGCAGTGGGTCAGCCTCGTCGGCTCCATTCGTCCGTATGCGGCGCCACCCGCAGTCGCAGGCCTCTCGCCAGCGACGGCTTCGACGGCGGGCGGCGATACCGTCGTCATCACCGGAACCGGTTTCAGCAACGCAAGCGCCGTCGTTTTCGGTGCCACGCCTGCCACCAGTTTCACGGTCGACTCTGCGACTCAGATCACGGCGGTCTCGCCGGCGCATAGTGCCGCCACCATCGACGTCACGGTGACGACGCCTGAGGGCACCTCAGCCACCGGGGCGGCCGACCACTACACCTTCCAGAGCAGCAGCGCCTACGCTCTTACCATCGCCGCCGTGGTGGCAGCCGAGGGCTACATGTCAACCCCGTCGCCCGTCGTTCCGGTTCTCGCTGTGCCAATTCAGCCCGCCCTGGGCCTCGGCGACCTGGCCGTCCTGCCGGCGCAGACAGTCGTGGTGGCCTGTTCGGCGTTCCTCGGCGGGGCCTGGCAGGCGGACCTGCACGTCACCACCGGATCCGTCACGGCCGACTCGCGCCGTACGGCCATGCGCGACGCCTCGATCACCGTGGCGCCGGACGAGGACCTGTCACATGCCGACCTGTATGAATTGCTGGGAACGCCCGGCCTGCAACTCCAGTTCTCGCGCGGCTTCCAGTTGCCTGACGGCTCGCAGGTGATGGCGCCGCTGGGGACCTTCATCGTCGACCAGCTCACATACAAGCGCACGGCGGCCGGGTCAGAACTCTCCGCCACCTGTACCGACCTCTCCGAGATCATCAGCAAGGCGCGCTGGACGCAGCCCTATCAGATCGCTGCCGGTGTCAACCTGGCCGACGCCATCAACGCCGCGGCGCTCGACCGCTGGCCCGCCGTCCTGAGCTCAATCTCGACAGATACGATGCCCAACGTGCTGGGGGCCCAGGCGGTCTTCGACGCCGGCAGCGACTCCGACCCCTGGGCGGACATCTACAATCTGGCTGCAAGCTTCGGCTGGCTTTTGTACTTCTCGCCGGCCGGCATCCTCACGGCGATCTCGGCCACCCCTGCCGCCAGCGCCGCGCCGGTCTTCACCTTCGCCGTCGGCGCCACGGCGATCATGACGAGCCAGTCCAAGGTGGTGGCCGCCGACCAGACCTACAACGGTGTGATCGTCACCGGCCAGGGTTCGAACATCGACAACCCGCCCCGCGGCGAGGCCTGGGATCTCAACCCGAGCTCTCCGACATACCTGGGCGGCCCGTTCGGCGCCGCGCCGATGTTCTACTCCTCGCCCATGATCACGACCGCGGACCAGTGCGAGACGGTCGCGGCGGCCATGCTGGCGGCCAACCTGGGCAAGACCGAGACGCTCTCCTGGGAGCAGATCGTGCACCCCGGACTGCAGCCGCTCGACGTCGTGGCCGTGCAGTTCCGTGACGGCACGACGGTCGGCTACCTACTCGACTCGCTCACCATCCCGCTGTCAGTCGCAGACGTCATGACCGCCAGCGCGCGCTCGACGCTGGGGCCGTTCTGATGGATCTCCACGAGGTCGCCAAGATCATCGCCGGGCCGGCGCCGGGCATCCGCTTGCGCCAGGGCAGTGTGATCTCAGTGCAGGGTGACGGCACCTTCACGGCGACGATCGCCGGCTCGACTGTCGCAGTCAGCGGTATCAAGGCGTTCGACTCCGTTACCCCGGTGCCGGACCACGGCATCTGGATGATCAGCGACGGGGTCGATCTGATCGCCATCGGCACGATCGCGGGGACGCGATGACCTGGCCCATGATCGGCGTCATCGTCGCCGGACTCAGCGCCATGCTGGCGGCCATCGGCTTCTTCGTGAAGGAGACGCTCGACCTGGCGCACACGACGGGGCTAATCAGCGAGCGCGTGGCGCGCCTTGAACAGGACAACCGCGTCTTCTGGAGTGTCATGGAGCCGCACATGGCCCAGGTCATCCACCAAGACATAGCTGCCGAACGCGACGAACTGGTGGACCGCTTCATCGGCAAGCAGACGCTCACGGACCCCGAGCTGGAGCGCATGCAGACGCTTCTGCGAGAAGTAGCAAACGACGACAAGCTCGAGCCCGGCAAGCGCATGGCGGCGTCCCTACTGATAGCCAAGGCGCGCATCGAGATGACGCACACCGACCCGGACGATATCAATGTGGCCTTGAGGCCGAAGAAGCGGTGGTGGCGACGATGATGGCCTGCGTCAACTGGCTTGTCTTGGTTCTCATGGTGGGCGTCCTCATCTTCGAGCTCATGCTCTGGCGACTGACCGGCTTCTGGGCGTTTCTCGTCTTCGGCGTGGCCCACCTCTACGTGGCGGCGACGCGACTCGACCTCATCATCAATCCCCACGCCAACACCGCCGCGTGGGTCTTCTTCTTCTGGCCGATGTTCATGTTCGGCACCATCGGCCTGTACCTGTCCTTCCGCAAGAACATGAGGCGCTGACGCCGTGGTCAAAGTTATGACGACTCAGGCTCAAAAGGACAATCGATATAAATTATAGACGTAAATATTCAGCGAGCCTGAGGGAGGCGCATGGAGCGGTCTGAGTGGACCACCGGAGAGGTGCGGATGATGCGCGACAACGCCTGTCTCGGTGCAGCCGCACTAGCGTCCCTACTGGGTCGCAGCCGTGGGTCAGTGGAACAAGCGGCCCACCGTCACCGCATCTCCCTGCGGCGTTTCGGCTGCCTGCGTGGCCTGGTTCTCGGTCAGCCTCGCGGCGTTGCCTTGCGAGGCGACATCCGTGCCGACCTGGTCGCCGACCCGCACCTCGCCGAGATCATCGCCCGGCGCCTGGCCGCCGACGCCAATGCCGACCTCTGCCCACAATGCGCCGCGCGCCCCATCCGGGTGCGCTCCACGGGTTTGTGTCTCGTATGCCACCTCACCGAGCTTGAGACGCATCTGCGTGAAACCGAAGCTGAGAAGGCGGCGCGGCAGTCCTACGACGCCGTGAAGTCCGGCGCCTATCGCGAGAGGCAGAACGGGGACAGGGTGCCAGCATGACCTTCCCGCGCGTGTGCGTCTGCGGTGCCCGCGCCCTGCCCGGCAAGACGCGCTGCGAGCGCCACCAGATCGTGGTCGACGAGCGCGCCCGCATGGAGCAGCACCCGGAGCGCGCTGCCTACGGCACCCGCGAGTACCGCCGCAACCGCGTCAAGCGCTACGAGATGGCCGGCGGCCGCTGCGAGAACTGCGGCGACCCGGTCTCTCGCCGGGCATTCGAGACGCACCACACCTTGCCGCTGGACCGCCCCGACACCAACAAGATTTCGAACCTGCGCAATTCGTGCAAGAGCTGCAACACCAAGGAGCGCGACGCCAGGCGTCGTGCTGCCAAGAAGACGGCCAGAAGCGACTAGGAGGCACCATGGGCACCATCATTAACCTCAAGAAGGCGGCCGTCGCCGAAGGACTGAGCCTGCGACTACCAGGCTGGGCTAAGACTCCGCCATTCGGTGTATCCATGACCGAAGAGGCCGGAGGCTACTACCGCCAGCTCCTGCGCGAAATCGCCGCCTCCAAGGCAAAGGCAACCGCGTCGCGTGACATCACACTCAAACGCCTCGCCGTGGCAGAGGGTAAGGCACTGCGCCTCAAGGGCTACACCGCTTCGCCACCCTTCGGCGTGACGCTCACCGCCGGCCGGGGCGACCGGATCGATGCTCTGCTGCTGGCCATCTCAAAAGCGCGCATCGTGCCGCCGAAGGTCTGGACCCGCACGGCGATCGCGCTGCACGCTCACGCTGTCGGCCGGCCCTACATCTACACACAGGGCGACGTGGCCGGCAGTCCGACCAGGGACCGCATGCAGGGCGTGCGCAAGCACCTCAGGGCGCCCGACACGCCGACTGAGGGCGACTGCTCGTCGACCTGCATCTGGTTCAGCTACGCGATCGGCGCGCCCGATCCCAACGGCACCGGCTACAACTGCACGGGCTACACCGGGAGCCTCATCGGCCGCGGTGTGCGTGTGAGCACGCCTGCGCCCGACGACCTTGTGTTCTACACCGAGGATGGTCGCACGAGCTGCCACGTCGCCACCTACGTCGGCAACGGCATGGTCGTGAGCCACGGCGTTCCGGGCGGCCCGCAGCTGCTCGCCATGCACAACATGGGCGGGCTCCGCGTGCTGGAGACCCGCCGCTACCCCAGCCACTAGGAGAGTGTGATGCAATACCGTTACGGTGATCGCCACGCCAGTCCGCCTGAGAAGCTCGAGCGGCGTCTCTGGTTGGCACGCTACCTCGACCTGGCTGGCCTGCCGGCGCGGCCGGACTCTGTCGATCATTCGGTCGTTGGCATGCCGTCCGGCATGCTCGGCAACGACAGCGTCGGCGATTGTGTCGAGGCCGCCGTCGGACACGCCATCGAGGTCGCCTGGTGGTACGGGCTCGCCAAGGCCGCTGTGCAGGTCACGACCAACGCCATCATCTCGTTCTACTCGGCCGTTACGGGCTACGTGCCAGGCGACCCCAGCACCGACCAGGGGTCGAACCTGCTCGACGTCCTGGGCTACTGGCGCAAGCACCCAACCTGCAACGACGCCCTCGACGCCTTCGTGGCCTTCGATCCCACCAAGCCGGACCACTGGAAGGCCGTCATCGACCTGTTTGGGGTCGCGTTCTTCGGCGCCTGGCTGCCGCAGGATGTGGTCGACGCCCTCGACAACGGAACCGTGATCGACTGGACCTCGACCAAGTACCCGCTGACGAAGACCGCCGGCCACGGCATCGACGCCGTGGGTTACGACGCCACCGGCGTGAAGGTGGCCACTTGGGGCGGTTTCATCCACGCCACCTGGGCATGGCTCGCCAAGTACTGCGACGAGACCTACGCGCCCCTCATGAAGGACTGGGCCTCCGGCAAGGAGCCTGGCGGCTTCAACGAGGCGCAGCTGCAGGCAGACCTGGCGATCGTCTCGGGTGGTGGCATCATCCCGGTGGACCCGCCCGTCACGCCGCCAGCCCCGCCGGCGCCTCCCGCTCCGCCAGCGCCGCCGATCACGCCACCCGCGCCCGTTCCGCCGCCTCCTGCGCCGCCTGTAGGCGCCTGGGCGTGGTTTAAGGCGCTGGTGAAGTGGCTCGACAAGTACTGGTTCTGATGACGTGGACGCGCCTAACTTCGCCCTCTGCGGAAAGTGCGCCCACCGTGACGTGCGCGGGTGTGTCCTCGTTCGCGACGAATTGCGCGAGACCTTCGAGCGCATCGAACACCTGGCCACGCTCTGTCACATCGCCCTGCCGCCGATCAGCCTGAGCGTGTCGCTGCCCTGCATGAACGCGCTCAACTGGACCATCAAGGTTGATCTGCACTAAGGCGACTCAGGAAGGAGGGGACGTGGCTTCTAAGCTCACAGGCATGTCTGCGCTAGCGGATATTGCCCGGCGGGGCTGGCACAACGGCCGGATCCCGCGAGCCACCCAGGGGAGCGTCTCATGCGCCGACCTCGTCTTCGTCTGCCGTCTCTGCTTCTGGTGTGCCTGTGTGGTTCCCTGTGTGGTGTTGCTGCGCTCGCTGTGGCGGGTGCCCACGCAGACACGTCTTCCCCGTCGCCTGCGGCGTCTTACTCGCCAACTGCAACGCCGACGCCAACTCCTAGTGCCAGTCCCACCGCTGCGCCGGCCAGTCCCGAACTCGTCGCCTGGTGCACCAAGTGGCATCGCCTGGCCAGCCGACAACGAGTCCGAGTCGATCGCCTGCGATCTTGTCTGGGGCGAGGACGTCTACGCGCCCTTCCTGGCCGGCCGACCGGCGATGCGGCTTCCGACTGGGCAGCCTACGGCCGAACCTGCAAACGACTCGCTCACCGGTGGTGGGCCGAACACAAGCGGGACTGGCGACGGATCGTCGATCCGCGACCGCTCGTCTCTGCCGCCCAATGGAAGCCGCTACTACTTTGGGTGGGATGGCCTGCCTCACAGCTGGTCAATGCCGTCCGATGCATCCGACGCGAGTCAGGCGGACGACCCTGGGCGACCAACGGCATCTGCGATGGGCTCTTCCAGATCCACCGCTGCCACCACCTGCGAAACGCCTTCAACGCCCTCGTCAACGCCCGATACGCACTCGTGCTGTGGCGAGCACAGGGCTGGTCACCGTGGGTCACGATGTGAACGAGGGGAGGTGCACATGAGCCCGAAACTCAAGCAGGCGCTTCTGACGTTGGCGACCGTCGCCGTATCGGCTGCTGTCAACGCTCTGGTCGCGGTGCAGTTCGACTACACCGGCCAGTGGAAGTACATCGCCATGACAATCGGCACGGCCGTTCTGACCCTCATCCTCAACTGGATCAACCCCGCCTATCCGCAGTACGGCTGGAAACTGAAGCCGGCCAAGTAGGGGCCGCCCACCCCAGGCCCCACCGCCTCTGACCCCCAGGCGGTGGGGCCCCTTTCACTGCCTCGGCAGCGACACTCCAAGATCGTGACTCAGAGCGGCACGGTCCGCCGTCTCGGCGCCTTCGTCGGCAACGATCTGAGCGGCGACAGCGCTAACCACGGTCAGATCCGTTGGCTTGATCATCATGGAGCAGTCGCTGGCCAGCTTGCTCAGATCCGCCTCAAGCGCCTTTGCGTCGGCGACGGCAGCGGGTGGGTATGTGAGCCCGCGCAACTGCTCGGCCCCCCTCGTGAGGACGCGCGCCATGCTGCGAAACGAAGCGTCATTATTGGGGTTGCGCTTGGCGACAGCGAGCGCCGCGTTGCCCTTGCGCAGAATGGCGCGCACCTGGCGGCTCGGAGATGGGACCGCAGGCGACGGGCTCGCCTTGACCGCTGGCGCCGCGCTTCCGCTGACTGGCGACGTGCTGACCGTCGTCGTCCCGCAGCCGGCCAGCAGCAGCAGGCAGGCCGCTCCTGCGAGCAATGCAACCTTCATGACTCCCCCTTCGTTAGGTTCAAGACTTGACACTGGCATCATTGCACGAACGGCGCGTTGGTGCTAGTGTCCGTTGAAAGTTCCGCAGCCGCTCAGGAGGATCACCTTGCCCGACAAACGCCGCGTCAAGCCCTACTGGACTGGCGAGCTGGCCGAACTACTCGAGGTCTCACAGCGCACCGCGATCCGCATGGTCGACGCAGGGGAATTCGGCGTCGAGGGCCGCGACTGGTGGCGCACCGCTGGAGGCAAGAGGCGCGTCCGCAGTCGAGTCGTTCAAGAATATATTGAGCGCAGGTCTTGACACGACCGGCCACGTTGGATTAACGTAGCCAACACAGACACCGTCAGCCCCACCAAGAGAGGAGACTCAGAAGTCCGCATCCGGGCACTATAGAGATAGGGGGTAAAGGTCTTGAGCCTTTACGCACGAAGGACCCCCCACCCGCAAAGCGAAGGGTCCTCGTACAGCAACCACTCACCAGAGCAAGCCGCTTCGCGCATTGTGGGACCATCAACGGCCGTTGTCAACGGTTGCCTGCGTCCTAATCGCCGCAGATGGAGCACTAACCGCCATTCCTCGCGCCTATACGGCCTTTCCGTCTTCGCCGTAATCGCAGGCTCGGCCAGCTACCTTCTCGTCCATGTGCTGGCCGCGAGTTGGGGCTGGCAGGGCGCGGCAGTCGCGATGACGGGAACCGAGTGGCTCACGCTGTGCGCCGCCGCCGCGGGCGTCTTCGGTGAACGAGCATGAGCGCCATGCAAACCAAGTTCCTCGAGATCCGCGACGAGTGCACTCGCATCAGCGCCATGGCGATGAAGTTCCCCGCCGACCTGACCGAAGCTGAGCGCTGGCTAGTGTCCAGCGGAGGGTGGGGCAGATTCCCGGAAGATCACGCCAACTACATCTTCCTCGTCAACATCGACGGCGACTTCACCGGCCACGCGGACGCCTACGACTGGCCCGCTGGTCGGTCGACCATGCACCTCGCCCACGACGCTCTCATGGGCGGCTGGTGGGACAAGCTCGAGAGCGGTGACGTGCTCGACGTCCGCTGTACCCTCGACCCTTGTGACTCCCGGTATCGCCCGGAGCCGGTTCAGTCTGATCGCCTCTACGATCAACCGCAATTATGACCCCCGCCAAGCGGCAGAGCCGGATCGACCCGGCCGACCTGAGCGACAAACCCGCGGTCCTCGATACGGGCGACCTCATGGACATCCTTCGCATTGGCGAGGACCGCGTCCAGGAACTGGTGTCGTCGGGGGCGCTTCATCGTCTGGACTACTCGCGCCACGAGATCAAGGTGTTCAAGGGCGAGGTCGAGCGCTTTCTCGAGGAACAGAGCGGGTGGGCGTCATGACCCCCGACAAAGGATTCCTGGCCGCCCCAATGGCTCCCCCCGGCCATGGTCAGGACAGGACACCGCCGGCTCCGGTGGGACCGGCGGTGTCCGACCCCCGCTTCCGCCGCACAACGCTGGCCAAGGTCAAGGACTATCGCCGACGCCGTCGCTACCTTCAACGCGGCGCCGAGCTCGTCGAGATCGAACGCATCACGCCGTGGGCGAAGGCGGTGCGGGTCTACCTCAAGGACATCCCCGAGGCATTCTTCGTGTTGGACCCGACGCACTTCGCCTACGTGCGGCAGGGGCTGTGCCGGCGCGAGGGGCGGACGTCATGAGCGAACCCCGAGCAAAGCAAGTCCGACGTATCGAGTACATGGCCCTTACCGGGCGGCCTTACCAGCACAAGGACCGTCTGCCCCGGCGCACAGCACCAGACGGACTTGCCGGATGGACGCCACCGAAGTGGTCGCGCAAGACACCAAGGCGGGCGCCATGAGCGTTCCCTGGATTGCCCCCCCGCCCGAACCCGACACCGAGCGCAGCTTCCGCGAGGCCGAGCAGGCCGAAGTCCGCAGGCTCACGGCGCCGCCCGGCTGGCTGATCATCAAGCGGGCGCTCCAACGCGAGCGCGTCGTCAACGAGGCTCGACTTGCCTCGGCGCTTCGGCGGGGCAATCAGCACCGCATTCACCTCGCCAGACGTGACCTCGACGCGACAGTTCAGGTGCTAGCCGAACTGGAGCTGTCTTTGAAGGAGATCTCATGACACTGACTGCTCTCAAACCGCTGCCCGTCGTCGACCTCGACGAACTGTCCAAGGTCCGCGAGGTGTCCGAGCAGCTGCTCGTCGATGCCGAGGCATTCGTCGTCACCGACGACCAAACCTACAACGCCGCGATTGAGATTCACGACGCCGTGAAGTTGCGCGTCAAGACGATCGAGGACCACCGCAAGTCCATCACCGCCCCCATCAATGAGGCGCTGCACCGTATCAACGACGAGCACAACCAGGCGAAGGGCCCGCTGGAGCGGATCGTCAAGCTGCTCAACGATCGCGCAGGGAAGTTCCTTGACGACCGCGAGGCCAAAAAGGCTGCCGAGGAACGGCGCCAGGCCGAAGAGAACCGCAAGGCCCAAATGCTGGTGCTGCACCAGGCCCAACAAGCCGAAGCGGCAGCGAAGCGCGGCGAGGAAGTCGCGCCGGTCGAGGCCGTTCCCGCGCCGGAGCCTGTCGCTGCGATCGTCGTGCCCGACAAGACGAGCCACTCAGACGTCGCCACCGGAACGTGGCGCGAGGTCGTGGCTTTCGAGGTCAGCGAGGAGCGCCTTATCCCACGCTCCTACCTCATCCCCGACACGGTAAAGATCGGCAAAGCCATCAGGTCTGGCACCACGATTCCGGGTGTCAAGCGCATCGTCAACAGGGTTCGCGCCACGAGGGGGGTCTGACGATGACCGCCGGACTGTTCCGCACCGCACAGCGCCGCAAAGCCAAGTTGCGCTTGGGCATTGACGGACCCTCGGGTTCGGGCAAGACCTACAGCGCCCTGCTGATTGCCAAGGGCCTGGCCGGCGGTGACCTCTCCAAGGTAGCCCTAATCGACACTGAGCACGGCTCGGGCGACCTCTACTCCGACATGGGACCGTACGCCATCCTAACGTTCGATCCGCCCTACACCGTGCAGCGCTTCGTGAAGGCTCACGACGCCGCGGTGGATGAGGGTTTCGAGGTCATCATCATCGACAGCCTGACGCACTTCTGGACCGGCGAGGGCGGCATTCTCGACGCCGTCGACAAGATCGCCGCGACCAGCACGTCGGGCAACAGCTTCGCCGCCTGGAAGAAAGGCACGCCGCTGCAGAAGCTGTTCCTGGACACGCAGCTGTCGAGCCCCTGCCACATCATCGCGACCGTGCGCTCCAAGGTCGAGTGGGTGATCGAGGAAAACGAGCGCGGTAAGAAGGTTCCGCGCAAGGTCGGCCTGGCGCCAGAACAGCGCAAGGACCTGGAATACGAGTACACCCTCATGCTCGACCTCTCGCGGGAGCACATCGCCGCGGCCGGCAAGGACCGGACGGGCCTATTCGACAATCGTCTGGAGATCCCGAGCGAGAAACTCGGCGCCGAGCTGCTCGCCTGGCTTGAGGGCGGCGCCGACGCTCCGGTCCCGAAGGCAGTCATCCCCGAGACGGTGGCCATCAACGAAGTGCAGGTGCGCGCGCTGAAGGCTATTCGCTCCGTCTTCTCGGACGACGAGTGGCTTGAGGCGCTCGAGCAGTTCGCCGCCAGGAGTGTGATGGACCTGTCGCACGACGACGCCGAGCTCATGATCATCGCGTTGCAGGCGGCCAAGGATGCCCGTGTGGCGCCCGAAGCGACCGAGGCCGTACCAGCAGTCGCCGAGGCGCCCGCCGCGCCACAGGCGGCCACAGAGCCGCCACAGCAGGCCGAAGCGCAGGCCGCCGTCGAGACCGCCGGCCTTGACACTGCCGACAAGGCATTCCTGCAAGGCTGCGACGACGACAACGAGGCGGCCAAGAAGGCCAACGAGCCCGAGAAGGGCAGCGGCACGATCGCCGCCAAGCAGCTGCAGCGCCTTGGCATCGTCTGCAAGCACCTCGAGGACAACGGCATCCCCTGGAAGCTGATCGCAGAGAGCTCCGTCAAGCATCCCTTCGCGAGCCGCAAGGACCTGAGCTTCGAGGAGGGCCGGGCGGTCATCCTGACGCTAGTCTCGATTGAGAAGACGCTGCCGGCTGAGGCGAAGGTCTCATGAGCGCCGACCCGCGCCACGTCTTCAAGCCCGAGTGCCCGAGTTGGCCGTCGCCAACCGACGTCATAACCGAGATCCGCGCCGGGCACACGCGCGACCTGACCCGCTACGTCCGGGCACTCGACCATGCGGCGGTCCTGCTCTACACGTGCGGGCCGTTCGAGTCGATCGACGCGGCGCGCGAGCACTGTTTTCGGCTCGCCGACCGCCACGCGCGCACTGACAAGGAGAACTGATGGCCGCGCTCTGTGAGTGCGGCTGCGGCCACGAGACGAGACTAGCGGATCGCGACTGGCGCGCTCGTGGATGGGTTAAGGACAAACCACTGCGCTTCATTCATGGTCACAACACGCGCCGATTCTTCCCGGGTTACGAGGCCTCATCCGAGACCGGTTGCTGGATCTGGACGGGGCTTATCGACAACCGTGGCTACGGACGCGTCGGCGATAACACCCTCGCACACCGCAAACAATACCGCCTGGTGATCGGCCCGATCCTTGATGGCAAGTCCCTCCATCATTTGTGTGGAAACCGCCGTTGCGTGAACCCTGACCACCTTCAGCCGTTAACCCGGAGCGAGCACACCGGCTTGCACCAGCACCCTCTCGACAAGACCCTGGTCTGCGATTTCTGCGGAGCTGAGTTTCAGGCAAGCAAACGCAATCTCTCTCGAGCTCACAAGGCGAAGTTCAATATTTGCGGCGCTGCCGCTTGCCGGGTTGAGGCAGGCAAGCGAAGCGCCGCCATCCGATGGAGGAACTCCTGATGGCTCGCTCAATGAATGTGGTCTGTCTGTCCGGATACTTGGCGGCCGACCCCAAGGCGCACGTTTTCGACAATGGCGACAAGGTCGCGACCTTGCGGCTGGCGGTCAACACGTCGAAGAAGGTCGACGGTGAGTTCGTTGACGAGGCCCTTTTCCTTGACTGCCAGGTCAACGGCGCCCGCGTCGACTCGGTCGTCGAGTATTTGGCGAAAGGGTCGTTTGTCCTAGTCGACGGATCGCTGGGGTCCCCGCGGTCCTGGCAGGGTGACGACGGCCAGACGCGCTTCACGATGGTGATCAAGCGCGCGAACGTGACCTTCGGGCCCAAGGGCGGCGAGGGTGGCGGCAGCTCGTCACAGAGCCGCTCCGCCGCGGCGCCGGCGCCCGCCAGCACCGGCGGCAACATGTTCGAGGACAGCGACATTCCGTTCGCCCATCCCGAGTGGCGTAGCCGTCGTGGCGATCGCTGCCCACAGATCTAGACGAGGAGTTTGGTCATGCCACGCAAGAAGAGCAACACCGCCGAGGCCCCCACGGCCGTCGAGACAGAAGCCATCACCGACGCCGTCGAGGAGGCTGTCGAGGAACTCGACCCGCTGGACGGTGTTCCCGAGGTCGACGAGGCAGAGCGCGCGGTCACGGAGACCGTCGCCTGCATCCGAAGCAACTGCCAGCACTTCACGACCGAAGAAGACGAAGAAGGCGAGCAGCGCTACCTTTGCGCCGCCATCCCCGACGAGCCGCCCACCGAGCTCGACTTCGACCTCCAGCCGCCTGGCTACTCGCAGCCCTGCGTCGCGCCCACCCTGATGGTTCAGGTCGAGGCCTGGGAGAAGCTCGTCGAACACGACAACGGCCAGCTCGCCGTCGACGTCGACACAGACGACGACGTGCGCGACCAGGTGCGCGAGCGGCTGTTCAACGACGTGCTGCACGCCCAGGACGCCGTCTCCAAGGCGGTCGACAAGCTGGGCGATGCCCGGCAGGCACAGCGCGCGGCCGAGACATTCCTGGAGAAGTACGACGTCTGGCAGGCCGACGTGACGGCGACGATCGCCGAGCTGAAGGGGGAGCTGCGCGAGCGCGACGACGAGGCCAGCACAGAAGTGCTCGAGGACTTCGCCGAGGACGTCGCAGCGGCTGAGGATGACATCCCGTTCGAGGTCTCCGAGACGACCTACCCGGACCCCGAGGGCGATGAACCCGGCGACGAGGCGCTGGCCAACGACGAGCCGGTCGAGTCATGAGACACGAAGACGTCCTGCGCAATAACGGCTACGACTTCCCTGAGCATCGGCCCGTCAACAGGGCGACGTTCGTCCGTGGCTACGACAAGGCCAAGCGCAGCGTTGCCAGCGAGCGAGAGGTGCTCTGTCCGGCAGGACTATGCCGCATCCTAGCCACCGAGGGCTACATCATCATGGGCGAGCTCGACGACAGTTACCTGCCATTCGAGATGGTCGTCGAGAACCCCTACGGCCGGTACATGGTGGCGCCGAGATGACGCTCTTCGAGGACAATCAAGCGCGTTGGGCGCGCGCAGCCGACCTCGACGACGACCGGCTTCATCGTCAGTTCCTCGTCGAGCGCGAATATATCTCGTCGGGGACCAAGTGGACCACTGCCGACCTGCATTGGTACGACTCCCTGGCCAACGAACTCCGGCGGCGCGGCTGTGATATCGACAACGAGCCGGCGCTCATGCACTGGCTGGCGGTGACACCGTGAACGCCATCGGCTGGTGCGACGAGACGTCAGTGACCCCACGCGGGGCCGATGGCTATGCGGTCCATGAGGTCAGGGCTAGGACTCAGTCCTTTATCGGTCATCCACTCCGCGACATCCCGGTCGTTCTTGGAGCTGTTGCAGGACGCGCAGGCGGGGACGACGTTGCTCGGAGTCGTCGAGCCGCCCTTGCTCACGGGAACGATGTGGTCCCACGTGGTTGCAGGACTACCGCAGTACGCGCAGCGTCCGTCGAAGTCCTCCATGAGCACTTCGCGACCCTCAGCCGGCACGGGTTCGACACCCCTACGCCTAGCCGCAGATCGCTGGCGCCGGCTGTCGCGGAAGATCTCATTGGCCGCATACCGCGCTCGTGCATAGGCGTTGTGGTGCGGCTGGCACATTCCCGCGTGAACGCGCTCAGCGGGGTGCCATTGTTCGCAGCCGCGACACCACTTGAGTCCGAGTTCCGCCGCGACAATCCGAGCGCGCTTCGTCGGACCAGGAGCCGTTCGGGCGTAATCGCACTCGCGGCATCGTGCCTGCAAGCCGTCCCCTCGGCTCCTGTCTTTGGCGAAACGACTGCGAGGAAGCCACTCCTTGCATTTGGTACACCGCTTGAGGCTGTCGATGTTCATTCACACCATTCTACACGAGAGGGGTGACGGATGCCTGGCAGCCAATGGTGGACCGACTCGTGGAACCCGATGGTCGGCTGTACGTCGGTCAGCGAAGCGTGCACGCACTGTTACGCCAGAGCGATGAACGCTCGTTTCGGCTGTCCTGGCGGTGACAAGACGTTCCGCCCACACACGCACCCCGAACGCCTCGACAAGCCGCTGCACTGGCGCAAGCCGCGGCGCATCTTCGTGGACTCGATGAGCGACCTGTTTCATGAGGCGTTCACAGATGGTCAGCGGGATGAGGTCTTCGCAGTGATGGCGGCGTGCCCGCAGCACTGCTTCTCGGTCTTGACAAAGAGGCCAGAGGAGATGCGCGACTACATCACCAAAGCTATGGAAAGGGTAGCCGCTTTGCGGTATGATGTAACGTATGAGAGACGAGGAGATAGTAGCCGCACTGCCGGAGCTGGAGATCGACTCGGAGGGTCGGATCTGGCGCATCGCGACGCGGCACGGCAGGGGCGTGAAGGATGGCGGCGGGTACCACAAGGGCTCGACGATGAGCCCTTGCGCGAGGCGCAGAACCGAATCGGCGAACGCACAGGGATACCTACAGGTTCACGTGATGGTGGCCGGCCGGCGAATGTCCCCAATGGCGCATCGCGTCCTGTGGGTCCATCTTCATGGTCCGATTCCCGAGGGGTTGACGATCAATCACAGGAACGGAAACAAGGCGGACAACCGTCCCGAGAACTTGGAACTGGCGACCTTCTCAGAGCAGAGACGTCATGCACTCGACGTGCTCCATGCGAGGAAGAACCATCCGACCGGCAGCAAACACCCAAAGACGCATCTGACGGAGAGCGACGTGGTCGAGATTCGTCGGTTGCGATCAGGGGGTCGGATGGTCAAAGACATTGCGGAAGCCTACGGCATGAAACCCAAGGCCGTATCGGCAATCTGCTGTCGGAGGACTTGGCTGCACATCTAGAGTGGCCGCTCCCGAACGTCCATTTGGGCGTCACCGTCGAGAACCAGGCCCGCGCCGACGAGCGCATACCGATCCTGCTCGACACCCCGGCGGCGGTGCGGTTCGTCTGCTGCGAGCCCTTACTGTCCGGTGTCGACCTGAGCGACTACATGCACGACTCGGTCTGTAACCCGGTGCGCCGTGAGAGCGGCTTGTGCATCTGCTCTGAGCCGCGAGAGCGTCACGTCGACTGGGTCATCGTCGGCGGCGAGAACGGTCCGGGCGCACGGCCGATGCAGCTGGAGTGGGCGCTCGACCTCTACCGTCAGTGCAGGGCGGCGGGCGTGCCATTCTGGTGGAAATCCGGCTCACGTGGCCTCTCCTACGACCCCGAGATGATGGCGACGAGGGAACTGCCATGAGAAAGTCCACCTTCTCCAAAACGACGCACTACAGGCGGCTGCGTCAAGCGAAGCTACTTGGCATCCCTGTCGAGCAACTTCCCGATGGGCGAGGAGGCAGAAGAGAGGAGGCCTCCGGCGCGCGGCATTACCGATGGAACGAAGGACCGATCATGCGCTCTGATGGTTACCGCCTCCTGCGAGTGGGAGTCGGCCACCCAATGTCAGACCCTAATGGGTACGCGCCTGAACATCGGATGATCATGGCCGCCGCCTTGGGGCGCCTGCTCAATCCCTCCGAGGTCGTCCATCACAAGAATGGCATGAAGACCGACAACCGCCTAGAGAATCTCGAGTTGACCACGCAAGAAGGGCACGCTCTCATCCACGCCCGCCAGCGCGACGAGGCGGGGCGCTTCGTGGCCGATCGCGAACTGCCGGCGGTGGCGTCGTGATCCTCTTCAAGATCGAGCACGGCGCGGCCATCCTTGACGGCCGCAAGACACAAACAAGACGCCTTGGTAAGAAGCGCTGGAACGTCGGTGCCGTCCACCAGTGCCGCACGCGGATGCTCGACCCAGTCAGCACCTTCGCCCGTGTCGAGATCGTCGACGTGCGCACGGAGTGGCTGTGGGACATCTCACACGACGACGCGGTGGCCGAGGGCTACACCGGCATCGGGACCTACCTGACGGCATTCTATGCCATCAACAAGATGGCGACGGACGCGAACCCACTGGTGTGGGTCGTGCGGTTCGCACTGGTGGGCGAAGGGATGTCGGCGCCTATGGCTCCATGACGGTCACTCTCGACGAACTGCTCACCCGCCTCGAGGCCGTCAAGAAGGCCGGCAACGGGTGGATGGCGAAGTGTCCCGCTCACCAGGATCGGCAAAGTTCTCTGAGTGTCGGCGAAGGAGTCGATGGGAAGACCCTTCTCTTTTGTCACGCCGGATGCCTGACAAGCGACGTCTGCGGGAAGCTCGGGATTGAGGTTTCTGACCTCATGCCCTCCAAGAACGGGAGCAACGGGGACAGTCGCCAGTCCCTAGACATCGTGGCGGAATACAATTACACAGACGAGCGCGGGAGCCTGCTCTACCAGGTGGTCCGCCTCTCACCGAAGTCATTCCGTCAGCGTAAACCAGAGGGTGAGGGTTGGAGCTGGAAGCTCGGCGACGTGCGGCGCGTGCTTTACCGTTTGCGCGAGGTGCTCGACCAGGCCGATCGCGGCGGTGTCGTCTACGTCGTCGAGGGCGAGAAGGACGTCGCAGCTGTCGAACAGGCGGGCGGGGTGGCGACCTGCAACTCAGGCGGCGCCGGCAAGTGGCGCGACGAGTACTCGGCTGCGCTGAAGGGCGCCCAAGTCATCGTGGTCGCCGACAATGACGATCCGGGACGTAAGCACGCCGCCCAGGT